GCTGTGGCACCTGAAGTTTGACCTACAACTTGTTCAGTTAAACCAAATTTATCTTGTGCTGATATAATAATTTTTAAAGGGTCATCACACTCAGTAATAATTACTGCTGTTGCGCCTGTGGTTTGACCAACAATAGTTTCGCCTCTTGTAAAAGAACCAACTGGTGTTTCTTCTAATAATATTTTATCACCAGCGTCTAACAATGTTCTTGCTGTATCTCTACGGCTAGAATTTAAAACTAAATTATTTGTTTGACCGGTTTCTGATTGTAATAAAATGCCGTCAGTAGCTTGAACACTTGAAAATGATAATTCGGCAGATTCTAATAATTGATAATATACTTTTAAAAAATCTTTAAATTTTGGGTGGTCGCTAACTACAAACTCTGGTAGTTGGCTGTTAAGTATCGTTGATATTTTTTCATTAAACTTTGCCATTGTTCATTAGTAGCTTGATGTTGTTGTATAGCCTACACCAGCATCCGCTGAACCTCCTACGAAAGTGTCTGCCGTTACCGTGATACTTGAATTTGCCACATCTATTTCTACAATTTGGTCTCTAACAGGAACAACATCATTTGAGTTTGGTGTTACCGTTAATTCAATAACCGTTGAAGTTGAACCTCTAATATTTGAGATAGAAGCCACATTTAAAGAGTTAAGTGTAATCTGTCCTGTTGTATAACTAATTGTTCCTTGTGTTTCATTTGTATATGTTCTTATACCAGATGACAAATAATATCTTCTAACATTACCTGCTCCATCATCATCTAAAAATTGTTCTAAATCACTACCAGTAACTTTAAAACCTGATGAACTTAAAATACCACCTGCTGTTGCATTGTGTCCTGAATGAGGATTAAATAATGCATTTCTAAAGTAAATATTATAAGCGTTAGATGACGCTAATGTTGGTGTAAAATTTTTTCTAATTTTAATAGTTGTGATATTTGATAAAATACTTGTATCAGTATCGTCTATTAAACCAGTTAATTTTGAGTGTCTATAAATTGCGTCAAACTTTTGTAATGTATTTGTGTTATAATTTGTTACAGCAGTTACAACATCTGATTTAATTGTATCGCTTGATTTTGTTGTTGAAGCAGAATCATACTTTACGGTTGAAGTTAATAAAATTGAAGTAGTTTCCGGGTCAACAATTTGTGGAGATACTGAAGCCACATTATAAGGTTTTAATTTTGTAATAATATCATTTTTAGTTGTTTCAGTTAATGTAGAACCTGAAGCTGCCTTAATACCAATCTTTACAATACCATATCTTGGCGTTTCATCATCTTCACCTCCCCATGCACTAACTGATAACGCATTAGGATAAATTGTTTTAACTAAACTTTCATAATCGGTTGTAGTTACCGCTCTGTCTTGAGCTGCATATTGCAATGGCGCATTGTGTCTAATTGACTCATCTGTTTCACCATCAGAACCGCCTTGTGAATTTGAAACCGTTGAAATTGTTACATCTGTAAATCCACCAATATTACCTGATAAACTAAATGAACTAGCACCATTAGAAACTTTTTTATTTGTAACGATATATTCTAATATTACAATATTACCATCTGCTAACGCTTTACCATTTACACCATCTCCAAAATAAACTTCATATTTACCGTCTTGGCCTTCTTGTATGAAATAAACTTTTGATGTTGATGTAACACCATTGTAACCACCTGCTAATGAATAAGTATTTGTAGTAGTGTCGCTTGAACTATTTTGTACCTTGACTAATAAAGTTGAAGTATCAGCATTTGCACTTGGTATAATAAATTTTTGGTCAACATCATTTGCGTCATATGTGTATTTAAATGTAACTAAACTACCCTCATAAACAGGCACACTAGAAAATTTATAAATGCCGGCAACAGGAGTTATTGTTGTGTCTGAATTTGTTACATACTGATATGATACACTATCAACCGTTGTTGTAAAAACGGTACCTTTAGCCATAGTTACACTTGTGCCTGAACCATTGTTTAATGTAATATCAATAGACGCCATAGGCGCTCTTGGTGATGATGGAGTATAACCAATCATCTTAGCTAGTGATACAATATTATTTCTAATATCAGCACTATCTAAATACATTTCGTTTGTTGCCATGTTGGCAAGATAAGCTAGATAATGTGTGTTGTAAGATAAAACATCTAAAAGAATGTTTAGTGAACTACCTTCAAAATCGTAGTCTTGAAATTCTGTTTGACCTTGTAAAAAATTTTTTAGATTAGTTTTGATTGCGTCAAAATCATAATCCGATACTACTATTTTATTTGCTGACATTTATTATCTTACCCTCTGTAAAAATGTTTGCACTACTTGTGGACCTGGCACACCTACTACATAAAAATAAATGTCAACTACTAATCTATTTTTATCTTGGTCATCATCAACAGCAACATTTTGCAATTGTACTCTTGGTTCATAATTAATTATTACTTCTTCAATTTTTCTTTCTAGGAAAACTTTAGTCATAGGTGTAAAGTTTTCAAATAATAACTCTCTAATACCACAACCTAATTCTGGTTGAAAAGGTCTCTCATAAAAATTAGTTTGAATTAAATTTTTTAATGCTCTTTTTACTGCAATCACATCCTCAACAATGTTTACATCATTTGTAACAGCATTTCTACCAAAGTCTAGGTCAATATCCCTAAATCTTCTGGAGTTTCTTGTGCTTTTACTTTGAGTTTGTGAATCGTATATTGCCATAACGGTAATATTTATAACACATATCTAGCCGTTTGCAAAAACATTACCACTTCCACTTGTCATTGCGCCTGCGTCTGCACTATCACCTATTCTTGCAACTGCAATACCAACTACAAACACATTTGGCGAACCTGCATTTACATTTGCTACATGGTCAGGACAAGGTGGTGCTGGTGGGTTTGGGTGAAGTACCGTAGGGTCGCCAACTCTTGCAACTAAAATACTATTTGCAAAAACGGTTGATTGACCTGGTGTATCTAAAGTTGTTGTACTGGCACAAATATGACCAGTTGATAAACTATCACCTTTTCTACTTACTGCCGGCATTCTTTTTCTTTAACGCCTCTCTTCTTCTTTCTTGAATTAACGCTTGTTTAATCTTTCTACCGATTGGTATGAATATTGAATGGCACATTTCTTTACCTTTTTTACTAATATATTCAACACTAATCATTTTATCTTTAAAATCTGATTGAACAGACATGATTGCTTTCTTTAAACTTATTGCTTCTTTTTCTTTTTCATCACCAGCTTCGTTCCAAAACTTAAATAATCTCATTTTCGGCATACTATTCCTTTTTTTCGTGTCGGCATTGATTACAACATAATACTAAAACATCTTTTCCGTCACCATCTTTGTGATTTTGTGTACAAGTTGTGCCACAATGACAATCATGTCCACAATTTTGACATTTTTTCATGTGAATCTCCTATTTTTACTATTTATGTTAATAATTACAAGTCATATTTGCACTTCGCCACTCTGTTTCACTTAAATTTTCTTTATTTTCTAGCGCTGATTCGCCGATTCGCTCTAAATCAGGCCGAATCGAGCAGTTTTTTACTGTTTCCGAGCAGGAAATGAGTAAAAAGAACGAAAGTAGAACAAAAAAAATTAAAAATCGTTGAAAAATAAGGGTTTTTTTAGTCATTTTTTTGAAAAAAGTGCTTGCCGGTTGTATTTATTTATGGTAATATGGACGTATAATATGAAAGGAAACACTATGAACACATTTTTTAGTTTTACAACAATTCTGGCTGCTATTTTAGCAGTCGGTTCAATCGAAGACTGTGGAGGTCATTGTCTAGGACAAGAAAATTGGACAATGTTCTTTATTATGCTTGCCATAATGATTGGTTCTGGTATAATGACTGTATTAACTATGAAGAAAGGACAATAACTATGATTAAAGTTGAACAAACTGCTAAAACACTAGACGAAGGAATTAAAAATCTTATGGCTGGTGCTAAAAAAGACTATCAAAGATGGTCTACAAACGCTCACGGCGAACAATCACAATGGGCAAAAGATTCTGTTGCTGATTGGGATAATAAAACAAAAATTAAAGAAGGTAAAAAGTACATTAAAGTTGTACAAGATACTGGTGTTTTTTGTTTTATCGCAAAAGAAGACTTTAAACATTTTAAAAAAGGTGATATATTGAAAGCCGCTGGTTACAATGCACCTGCTTTAAATTCTGCCAGAGGTAATGTACTTACTGGTAATTATGCAATTCAATGGACTGGTCCATTATATCTTAAATAATTTCAAACTGCCCTTAGCTCAGTTGGATTAGAGCAACGGTCTTCTAAACCGTAGGTCACAGGTTCGAGTCCTGTAGGGCAGGCCAATTAGTGTTGTAGCGACCATGGTGAAATTTGGTAAACACAACAGACTTAAAATCTGTCGCTTCTAGCTTCTCGGTTCGAGTCCGAGTGGTCGCACCACTAACACTGTTTACAACAATCGTCTGTACCACAATTTGTGTGTTCTATATTCCACTTTTCTTCATCACGCCAAGATTCATCTAAATGCATTTCATCTAAACCAGAACCTAAAACGGTGGCAACTAAATGTACTCTTTCTATTTCACTACCATTAAAAAAATTATGATACTTTGTATTATCAGTTAAGTATCCACTTCCGTTTGACGGCATATGAAACGCCTCATCTTCAATTACCATAATACAGCCTTTATTTGTAATTATAGGAATATGTAAACGCATTTCAGGATCCCTAT